GAAGACAGGCAAGTCAACTACACTTAAGTCTCGTCACCTGACAGGACATGCAGTAGATGTTGTACCTTATCCTGTATCATGGGAGTGGGACGAGTTCTACCCTATTGGTGATGCTATGAAGAAGGCAGCAGAGGAGTTAGACATTAAGATTGTTTGGGGTGGCGACTGGAAGAAGTTCCCTGATGGTCCTCATTTTCAGCTAGACTGGAAAGCCTACCCCTGTGACTAGGGGGCAGGATGATTGTTGGGTGATGAATAAAAACATATCGGCAAGTTTGTTGTTTGCCTTAGTACTACAAGCTGCGATGATAGTTTGGAGTATATCACAGATGAGGGCAGACGTAGATGCCAACTACGCCTCTATAGTTAGATTAAGTGGTGATGTTAAGGCTGTTGAAGCATCGTCCAACATGCAAGCCGTACAATTAGGTAAGATAGAAGAGAACATAAAGGGAATTAAAGAGTCCCTTGAAAGGATGCTTGAGGTAATGGAGAGAGACTAATGCTAGACCCCATAACGGCCATATCAGCCTGTACTGCTGCCTTCACTATGACTAAGAAGCTGGTGCAACATGGTAGAGAGATAGAAGACGTTATGGGGCAGCTAGGAGAGTGGTTTGGAGCCGCCTCTGATCTCCATAAGGCAGAGCAACAAAGAAAGGCCCCTTCAACTATACAGAAGCTAACTGCTGGCGATAGTATAGAGAAGGAAGCCTTTGACATAATTGTCCACAAGAAGAAGCTGGCAGCTCAGGAGAAGGAACTAATGTTCTTATTGAACATGAGGTTCGGTCCTTCTACTTGGGAGGAAATGATAAAGCTCAGACGTCAGATACGCAAAGAGCGTGAAGAGACTGTCTACAGGGCAATGGAAGCTAAGAAAGAGATCATCAACAACATAGCCCTTTTTTTGTTGTCTATTGGCATTATAAGCTTTGTTTTTCTAGGCACATATTTAATAGGTAAGGGTACAGGTTCGTGGTAAAGATGTTCGTCATACTGCTGATGCTTTCCACTGTGGGTACACAGGCTAAAGAGCCACGTATGGTTATCTGTAAGTTGTGGAAACGTATTGCTATAATGGGTGTGCAGCAGTGTTGGTATCGTGGTCCTAACGGGTCATCTGCTACGTACTACCCCACACCCTTGATACCTAAGTATGAGTACGGGGCAGCTTACAGACAATGTCCCCAAAGCTTTGAGTGTGTATACGACTTTAAAAAACGTAGGCCCTCTGCACAAGAAATTATTGACGGCTTGAAAGGACGATGAATGACTGTAACTATGGAAAGACTTTTGCACTGGAAGATACTTCCCCGTATTATGATGCTGGTTATGACATATATGTACATACATGTACTGTTCTGGTTCATGAGTTTACCCCCTGATTTTATGACCTCACAGGCTACTGCCCTCACAGCCACTGTGACAGGTGCTATGACCGGAGCCTTTGCTGTATGGTTAGGACATGAAAAATGATAGGAGCCCTTATAAGCAGCCTCACAGGGCTTGCTACAAGCATCATAGACGGTAAGACGCAGATCAAACTGACCGAAGCTGAGATCAAGAAGAAGCAGCTTACAGGTGAGATTGACTGGGACATAGAAGCTATGAAAGCTACTGAGAACAGCTGGAAGGACGAGTGGATCACCCTACTGTTCAGTATCCCACTCATACTTGCGTTCTGTGGAGATTGGGGCAACGACATAGTAGCACGTGGCTTTGCCTCACTTGAGGTTATGCCTCAGTGGTATCAGATTGCCTTGGGGGGTATCGTTAGTGCCAGCATAGGTATGAGGTCTGTGAGTAAGTTCTTTGGAAAGCGGTAAGGTATTAGAGTTCCCGCAAACGTCAGAGCTAGACAAGCAATACCTTGAGTTAGAGAAACAACAACAACTAATTAAACAACAAGCAGATTTGATACCCAAGACTAATAACAAAAAGTAATACACAAAGTAAAGCCCCTGCGTCCAATTAAGGATACGGGGGCTTTTTTTATTTGCCGTGCTCTTCGTCTAAGTGCCTAAAGAGGGCATACATAGGGATCTTCATCTTAAAGTCTATGTCTTTCTGTAGCCTATCTACCTTGCCTGCTAACCAGAGGATTAGTAGTGTTTGAACTACCAGTATAATAGACATAACATCAGGCATCTTCCACCACCTTCATCAACCTGTTCCCATACCACTGGGCTTTCTTTAGGTCTTCTATACCGTTCTTGTATCGCCATCGGTGTAAGTATTTGGCAATATTCCCACGTAGGTACCCGATGTACTCTTCTTCGTTTAAGAAGTCCTCGATGTAGTCAATACATTCAATGTAGCCTGTCCCATAGTGAGGCGGATGATTAACCATGTCACTGTCAAAGCCGCTGACCATCTCTTTCCACTTAGCCATTTTCAGTCCTTCTCTGTCGGTTTAACTTCTTCTACCGTCTTCATAGGACGCTCTAGAGGGGGGACGGGTTGGCCCCTTGGAGTAAACGTAGAATCTTCCCCTAATACGACCTGAGCTTTACCAGCTTGTATTGTACCCTTAACGTGCATTATAAATCTCCTTTAGGCTTCTGATTTTGAAATTGCATCCCTACGCATAGACTGCGGAACTCTGCTGTAGGGCTTGGTGAAGTCTCAAGCAGATATAACATATTTAGCTCCCTCACTGCTTGGCACCTCTCTTCCGTCTTATACACCGCATTAGGGGCTCTCACCGAGTAGACAGGTTTCCCGTCCTCCCACATACTTAGTATTACTACATACACGTATATCATAAGTTCTCCTTCATAAAAACACGTACCCATTGGGCACATATATCACTTCGCACTATGTCGTCAACCCCAAACTCAATAACTGATACGGGCAACAAGTGTTTCTTAGCTAGGTGGATCACCTTAGACAACCCATCTGCTTCCTTTAAGTCCGACTGTTGGACATCACCGTTAAGGACGATAGTAGAGTTCTCTCCTACCCTAGTTAGCAACATCTTAAGTTCGTGAGTAGTTATGTTCTGGGTCTCGTCAACTATGATAAAGGCGTTCTCAAAGCTTCGTCCTCTCATTAAGGCCAGTGGTGCCATTTCAATATTACCAGATTTAATACCGGTTTCCACTGTACCCTTACCTAAGTGTTTGATGAGTACGTCTAAGACTGGTAAAGCCCAAGGGTAAGTCTTCTCTTCTAAAGAGCCCGGCAAATACCCTAAGTCTTTTCCTACAGCTACGTGAGGCCTAGTAATAACTACCTTGTCGATACTCTTAGTGGTGTACAGGTCAGCAGCTACTGTGGCAGTGATGTAGGTCTTACCCGTACCTGCTGGCCCTAACACAAAGACTTGAGTGTGGTCTGTAAGGGCTTCTATGAACTCCTTCTGTTTAGTTGTCTTAGGGGTGAGACCAGAAGTTACCCTCTGATCTGCACCTTTATAAGTTGTCTTACGTCTTGTCTTGGGTTGCTGCTGTGTCACAGTCTGATCAACTCCGCTTCCTCGTATGGGATATGGTAGAACAACTCACCCTTTTGAATGTATCTACCCTTAGCGCCTCGGACAGTCTCTTCTGTCATCTGCTGCCCCCTGATCATCCAACACTGTGTTAAGTGGACGTTAAAGACATAGAAGTTTACGTTACTGTTATACTTCTTCAGTAGCCGCTCTTTGCGGTGAGGTATCCGTATCTCTGCCCAATCATCGGGCCACTCCTCATTCCACGCCCTCTTAACCTCACCCTCCGAGTAATATACGATACCCTTCTTTGTAGTCTCTACATCTGCAAAGTAGTTCTCCTTTACGTTAGACACTGTGTGCCCTTGCTTCTCCAAGATTTCGATAAGCTTGACCTTAGCAGGGTTGTCAAACCTATCGTACAGACTTTGTTCAAACCGCTTCTTTACCTCTGTCATGTGATGTCCACCATCTCACACACATCACCAGTACAGGCCATAGTCTGCATGCCACTGGTGTTGTCTTCTTGTTCGTACTCAGATAGCTTAGTCCAGTCGATACTCTTAGGTGATATATCGGTGACCTCAAGGTAGTGGTCTTTGTCACAGTCTTGGTAGGGCGCCTGTTGATACGTATGCTCATCGAAAGGCAAGAACGATACACCTGACATTTCATCAAAGTGCTTGTACACGAAGGCACCTACCTCTAACCATTCCGCCTTCTTAACGTTAATCGTAACACTAGGCTTATGCTCACACCAGTGACGCTGATACATTAACCACATTTCTAACTGTTCGATTGCAGTCATGTCAGCAGTATGAACGGCACCCCGAGGAGACTGCATAGGAAAGCTAAACACTGTAGTAGCATCAGGCTTCATAACGTCAGGCTCATTAGGGATACCCTGATCTATCATAAACTGGGTCAGGGGGTCTTTATTATCTCCACGCACAGTACGGATATAATAGGGACTGTGACGAGCATGAATACCAGAAGCTGAGTCAACCAGTTGGGAAACTGTTCCACTGGGCTTAACGCAAGTAATAGCAGTGCTATGAGGGATACCAAGACGGTCAGCCCACTCAGCGTTAGTAGAAATAGCCACATCCCTCAAATGCTCCAAAGTTTTTGACAGGCTCTCATTAGCCAGTGTCATTAGCTTGTTGTCCATTATCCCTGTGAGTGACACACCGAGCAGTCGTTCTGCGGCGGTATTGTTGTGCCACATCTTTCGCAGATATGGGAAGTGTGTGTAGGTTGACTGTATGGTTCCAAGTATAGTCGCAAGGCGGACTTTGTCTGCAAGGTCTTCCACAGTGTCGTTTGCACGGATGACCACCTCCGTGAGATTGCAGAACTGATTTGGGCGTAAAATGATTTCCGAACAGGGGTTTGTTCCGAAGTCGTAGCAAGACTCTCTACGGCCATTTTTTGCAGCTTGTTTAACTGATGCTTGTCTGTTGAAGATACCACGTTCACCACTCCCACTTTCCATAAGTGCAGTCCACTCACGCATGAAGGACATACTATCAGGCTTTTCTGTATAGGCTACAGAGTTATTAGCAAGACCCCGCTGTTTTTCCGTTTTCCACCAATCCCCAGACTTAGCGTAACGCATACGATCATCTGACAGGTTGCTCAGAGAGATCATAGCAGACCGTCTAACGCCCCCTACAACAACGACTTCACCGATCTTACACATGAGGTCATGACACTCAAGACTTGACAGGTTACGGCCCTGTGAGGCTTTAAATGTAGTGGCTGCAAAGTTGAACAGGTCAATCAAAGGTGCAGGGCCACTAGCTCGACCACCAAACGTCTTAAGTTTAGCACCAGCAGGGCGAACTTTGGACACATCCCACTTAGGAATTTCACCAGCCCATAGGAGTGCCAACACTTGCCTGAGACCCTTAGCCCAGCCTTCCTTACTATCCTTGATGACGACAGTCGTTTCGCTTTCGAAAAGCGTAGGAACCTCAGGGAGTTTACTGATGAACTGGCGCTCAACACTGAAACCAACCCCCGTACCGCAAAGCAAGATGAACATAGCCTCATCGAAAGACTTAGGATCATCTACGGGTAGGTAACTACAGTTGTACATACAGGTGTTGTCACGTTCAGCAGCAATACCCGCAGTCATAAGTGATCGCATACTTGGCATAACAGATAAGCTAAGGATAGCTGACTCAATATCACTCATGGTATCGGGATGATCAACTAAGTACTTGCCAGCGATATTAGTCATGTACCGGTTTACTGTCTCGCCCCAAGTCTCTCGACGTCCAAGACCTTCAAGCCACCGAGCGTAACGACTGGTCGCAATAAAGGTTTGGTAGTCTGTTGGTAGATAGTTACTTTTCATCTGTGTTCTTTCCTCGTTGAATAATATCTTCGTCTAACCAGATCATACGATTAATGTCACCACGGTTAATCCCCACGTCCTTTAGTATGGCATCGGGTAAGGTGTTTAGCTGCTTGATAGTCTCTCGGTGTAGTCGCCAAGTCTGTAAGTATTTCCAGTATCTAGTGAACCAGTTCATACTAAGTCTTTCAGATTAGGTGGCTTGTAGTTGGGGCCCTTCATAACCTTGCCGTGTATGTCTTTAATGGGCTTACCCTCCTCATCCAGCTTGGACATATTGGACTCGTGCACCCGCTTAAAGGCTTCGTCTAAGTCCCAACCAAAGGTAACGGCATACCCGTATATTACGTACACTAGGTCGGCTAACTCTTTTAACCTAGCGTGTGCCTGCGTCTCGTCTGTAGCCTCGTAGAACTCTTCTCGGATCAAGGAAAACCTAAAGTCTTCTAGGTCTGAGCCCAGTTTGTACTCTTTGTCCATAGGCTGACCCATGTGGTCAACGAACTGTGTAACCATCTCTTGTGTTGTTGCATCAGCAAACATAGGAAACTGAGTAATAGAGATGTCAGATTTCATGTCCATGAAAGCGTCTATGTCATCTTGGGTAATCATCTTAGTAATCCTCCTCATTTAAGTATTCATCTAAGTCTATTAAACCTGTGTGGTGCAAGTGAAGGGCTACTTCGTTAGGTGTTAAACCTGCGTCTATCATCAGTTGAAGTAGCCCAAAGTCTTCCACAACACCAAGTAACTCTTGGTCGCTATGGTATGTGAACATTAGGCGCCTTCATAGCCAAATATGTAAGGCGTGTTCGTGTGCTTAAAGTGATCTACAACTGCTTTAGCAGAGTAATCTGCTAGGGTCATGTCTAAAGGTTTACCCAAATACTCAACAAGAACCTTTGTTAAACCCCGTTCATCTACTCTGGGTGCGCTTAGTAACTTAGTTATAGTCATGTCTTCCATCCTTTTATTAGTTCCATATAGTGATCTAGCTTGGTTATCACTAGCCACTCTTGTCTGTCTGCTCTAAAGAAAACTACTGGCTCATACTCACCGCCTTGCTTGGCTTGGTCAACAAAGTCATAGATAGTCTTCAAGTTCTTCCTGCGCTTTACTTCAGCAGAGATGGGGATAAGCTCTCT